AGATGAGGTCAAATTATATGTCGACCGAAGACGACGCGAGCAAGAGATCGAATTACGCCGACGCGAACGCGAAAGCGAAATCGAACTCAATCGGCTTGAATGGAAAAGCAAACATGAATATGAAAACGACGGAGATTCCGACGACGCGAAAGGATCAACAGATGCGCACCGATAAGATGGCCAACACCTACCTTCGCGTTGAACCGTGGTTTCGCTGGGCACTATTGGCACTCATCATCGTATTCGCATGCAAAATCACGACTGACTGGGTGGCGCACGCTGGACACGCGGTGGTGCGAGCGGGGGCGAGACATTAATGCCGATCAACATCCCGACAGCCCGAACCATGCACGCGACAGCTATCACACCCCACATCGCGCAACGCCGAGCAACCGAAGCCGACGCGTTTTACAATCAGAGCGCATGGCGCAAACTGTCGGCTCTTTATCGCGCGATGCATCCCCTTTGCGCACGATGCCAAGCCAATGGCCGATTGACACCGAGTCAACACGTTCATCACATCTCGGCTGTCAAAGACGACCCAGAACGATCGCACGACTGGGACAATTTGGAAGCGCTGTGCCGATCATGCCATTCCCGCGAGCATGTTGAGAAAAAGTAACATGAATGCATGCGAACAAATCAACGAGAAAGCATTCGTGACGGGTAGGGGGGTGTTTAGCCACAGGGTGGGCCGGAACAACGCACCACACCCCTTGCTCACAAATACACCACTTTTTTTGGCCCCCATGCGAGGATGATTATGAGTCGAACCGGACCGAAACCAAAAACAGCACGAAACACGCCATCGCAGATTGGCGATGCCAGGGCATGGGATGACGTTGTGTGTCCTGACAACATATCATTAGATGCCAAGCGCGAGTGGGAGTCACGGCTCGCGGAGCTTCGCGCGGCGAACTTGTTATCGAGAACAAGCCCATCCATTCTGAGGCTTTATATTTATTCATATCAACGTTGGCTTGATGCTGGAAAAGAGATTCGCAAGACCGGGCTCATAGTGTCATACAGCAATGGCGCGAGCGGCGCGAATCCAGCCATAAATGTTGAAGCGCAAATGTTCGCATATCAACGGCGGCTGCTTAATGACATGGGATTGACGCCATCAAGTTCAAAGTTGCGGCGCCAAGCCACGAGTAATAGTGTTGATCCCGACAGCAAGTGGAAAGGGATTCTGAAGCTTGGCTAAGCCGCGGAAGGGGCAAGAAGCGGTTGATTTCATCAACCGCCTTACGCACACCGGCGACTATAGCGGGACTGATTTTAAGCTGCGCCCATGGCAAGAGAAGCATGTTCGCGAGATTTTCGGATCGAAGCGTGCTGATGGCTTGCGGAAATATCGCAAGGTGTTTTTCGCTTTGCCACGGAAGCAGGGCAAGACTGAGCTGTGTGCTGGGATTGCGCTTTATCTCATGCTGGGCACCGGCAAAACTGGCCAGCACATTTACTCAGCCTCAGGCGACCACAATCAAGCGGCGTTGATTTTTCGCGCGGCAGCGTCGATGGTTCGAAACGATCCCGAGTTGGCGGCTGTGTGCATTGTGTACGACGGCTACAAGCGCATCGAATGCAAACCTCTCGGCTCGTTCTACCAGGCTCTCTCCAGCGAGGCGTCACTAAAACATGGCCTGTCGCCATCGGCTGTCTTATTCGATGAATTGCATGTTCTCCCCAATCGTGAACTTTTCAATGTGCTGACCACGGGGTTTGGCGCGCGGCGTGAGCCGCTGACGATCATGATCACGACGGCGGGGTGGGATCGCAATTCACTCTGCTGGGAGCAGTGGGATTACGCGCGCAAGGTTCGTGACAAGGTGATTGCGGATGATGGATTTTTGCCGATTTTGTATGAAGCGAAAGATACCGACGATTGGTCCGACGAAAAATTGTGGCACAAGGTCATGCCCGCGTTGGGCGATTTCTGCGAGTTGGATTTTCTCCGAGATGAATTCAAAAAGGCTAAGAATCTACCACGATTCGAGAACACATTCAAACAGCTATATTTGAATATGTGGACTCAGCAATCAACACGATGGCTACCGATGGATCGGTGGAACGAATGTGGCGAGCCGATCGATGAATCGAGTCTTGCGGGGTTGCCTTGTTTTGGTGGTCTTGATCTGTCGCAAACGCGAGATCTCACGTCATTCGCTCTTGCATTTCCGACCAACAATGGCATTAGTGCATTGTCATACAATTGGGCGCCAATGGATGGTCTATGGCGCCAAGAAGCGGCGAACAGAGACTTGTACGAGTTGTGGGCGGATCAGGGGTTTCTGACTTTGACTCCAGGCGAGGTGGTTGATTATCAGTATGTCGAAGATCAGATTGCAGGGCTTGCGGCTATCCATGATATTCGAAAGATTTTCGCAGATCGCGCCATGGCAATGCAGTTGTGTTTGAGGCTTCGAGACGTGCACGGAATCGATGTTGAGTTTCTTCCGCAAACTCCGATGGTCTTGAACGGACCCACACGCGAGCTTGAACGAATTGTAACTTCGCGACTGTTGTCGCACGGTGGCAATCCAATCCTCACATGGGCGGCCGCGAATGCCGCAATACGCGAAAACGCGACCGGCCTTATTCAGCTGCACAAGAGCAAATCAACAGGGAGGATTGATCCACTGGCGGCGCTGATAAATGCTATTGCGGCTCAGGCCAGTACAACTGGTCAGGGGGAGCCGTCCGTATATGATGAAGCCGGAGTGGTGTTTATATGATATCTCGCACGTATGAAATCAATACACAACAGGTGTCCAATCAGCCGGCCGAACATCGTTCGCAGCCTTGGAGTGAAAAAGATTGGGCGCAATATGGCGGCATTAGCTGGCGAATTCCAACGTCGGCCTCTGGTGTTCGGGTTACTCCGCAAACGGCAATCAGCTATACGGCATTATTCGCGGCGATCAACACAATCGCGACCGACATCGCATCACTTCCGTTGTGGTTGTTTCAATCCGAGGGCGACTCGCGCAAACGCATTCCGAATGACCAGCGAGCGGAATTTTTCACGCGCACGCCAAACGGGTGGTCAACATCGATGCGATGGCGTCAGTCGATCACTGGCAACACGGCGTTGCGTGGCAACGGCTATGCGGAGATTGAAACGGATCGGCGTGGATTTCCGCTCAAGCTCCACATTCTCCCATCGGATGTGTGCATCGAATATGACCGCGATTCAAGGGAACCGTACTATCGCCTTGGCGGCGAGGCGAAATTGCCATATCAAAAGGTATTGCATTTCGCTATGATTGGATGCGATGGATTGACGGGGTATGATCCTGTTCGGATTTTTGCCGATGCGATCGGTCTTGGAAAATCGATGGAGTTGTACGCCGGCGGAGTGTATGGCAACGGTTCAAACCCTGGCGGGTTCTTGAAACATCCGCGACGACTCAACCCTGAGGCTAAGAAAAATCTGATCGAATCATTCGAGGCCCGGCATTCTGGACCGGAAAATTATGGGCGGGTTGGGATCCTGGAGGAAGGTCTTGAATGGGTAACGCGAGCTGTGTCGCCAGAAAACGCGCAGGCACTCGAAGCACGGGCGTTTCAGATTTTGGAAATGTCGCGCATTTGGCGCATCCCCCCTCACAAACTGGGTGACTACAGTCAATCACATCTTGCGAATATCGAGGCGGCAAACATTGATTATATGACAACAGTGCTGATGCCATGGTGCGAAATGGAAGAAGCCGAACTAAATTTGAAGTTGCTGACTACGGACGAATGGCGCTCGGGCATGTACTTCGAACATCAAATGCAAGCATTCCTGCGCGGCGATATGAGAAGCCGCGCGGAGTTTTTGACGAAACTTCGTGACCTTGGCGTGGTCAATCCAAACGACATTGCCAAGCTTGAAAATCTCAATCCGATTGGTCCGAGTGGTGACAAGTATTTGGTGCCCGCGAATTTGATGACACTCGAAAAGATTGGTGAGAATGCGCCAACATCAGCACCTAATCAAGGTGACGCGATTCCAAATGAACCGCCAACGAGGAAACAAAATGCATCGACGATACACGCAAACGGCTTCGCTGCGCATTGAGCGAGCGGATGGCGAGAGCACTCCACCGAAAATTGTCGGCCACGCGGTCGTCTACAATCAAAAAACGACATTGATTGATATGGCATCATGGCAGTGGAATGAGATCATTAGGCCAGGCGCCGCGGCGAGAGCCATTCGAGAAAACCAAGATGTACGCAGCCTTTTCAATCATGACGCCAATTTCGTGCTTGGCCGAACGTCTTCCGGGACGCTACTGATGCGCGAAGACACAACGGGGCTGATGACTGAGACTCTCGCACCGACAACACAGATTGTGCGAGACCTGGTCCTCTCGCCCATCGAACGCGGCGATATTACGGGTATGAGCTTCGCCTTCGAACCGGTTATGAGTAACAGCAGAACAGTCACAAAAAATGCGGACGGCTCGAAGACCATTGAATTGGGCGGGCTTCGAATCACTGAACAATATCAGGGAGACAAACTAATTGAAACATGGGAGGTACTTGACATGAACATGTATGACATATCTCCGGTTACCTATCCAGCATATTCGGGGACCGATGTGGGAATGCGGGCAATGTATTCGCGAGACATGCAAGACTACATCGAAAAGCGTAGTCGTCACGATCGGGTGGATCTATACCCATTACCAACGCCACGTCTTGATAAAATGAGAAAACGTACAGGGGGCGGCGAATGACGTCGACCACGCAAAACATGGTGACGGTTAATAGCGTGAACGTGGTTCGCGCGACTGGCATCACGGTTCGGCCGAGAGGCCAAGGGAACGCGTCAATACAATGACACCTGAATCCCTGCGAAAGAAGATGGGCGAGCTCCTTGAAAAGGCGCGAGCTATTATCATGTTGGCGGCGGCGGAAAGCCGCGATGCCACGGAGGAAGAGCAGGCTATCCACGATGGCCTGGTCGCTGAAGCCGATCGCCACGAACGCATGGCCAAGGCGCTCGAAGGACTCAATTCGCGCATTGCGACGCTCGGCGAATCTGCCGGACGCGTCGGTGCTCCACCGACGACCGATGATCGCGGCCTAGAAATCGAGGCGCGTGAATCGGCGACACCAAAAGAAACGCCATGTTTTGGCGTGTTTCTTCGATCGATTGCCGAATTCACGGAGCCGAATTCGTCGCCTCACATTCGAGAATCGGCACATAATCGTCTGATCAATCAGTTTCGTTCCAAGTACAATCCGTGGGACGAACAAAAAATCAAACGATTGGAAGCGCAAGAGCGCGAGGTGCGAGGCACAAGTTTCGGCGCGGCGCAAGAACGAACGCATTCCGTTGGAACGGGAAGCCAAGGCGGGTTTCTCTTGCCAACCATGTTCGGCGATATGATTAATGAACAGGCCGCGGAGAGCACGTTTGTCAGTTCTCTCGCGCTGAACATCCCAATGGATGTGCTCGTGGCCGAGTTCCCGTCATTCAACGCGACGGGCACACCCGCGACAGCTGGCTCCGCCGTGTTTGGCGGAATTACCATGTCGTGGACGGGAGAGCTGCAAACCAAGCCTGATACGTCGGCCACATTTAAGAAGGTCCGACTCGAACTACACGAGTGCTCGGCGTCCGCAAAAGTGTCGCGACTGTTGCTTCGAACATCGCCAACAAGTGTCGATGCGTTGTTACTTCGCAAGTTTGGCGAGGCCGTGGGGTGGTATGAAGAGTGGGCGTTTCTGCGTGGAACGGGACCGATGATGCCGACCGGTATTCTCGGTCATTCGTCGGTTCGATCCACGGCGGCACGCGGCTCGGCCACGGCTATTTCGCTGGCCAACATCACGGACACCATGTCCGGCGCGCCTGCGTCGTCATTCGCACGCGGCGTGTTTGTTGTGTCACAGGGCGCGCTGGCGGCTCTGGTCAAGGCGGCCGGCACGGCTAATACCGTGTTCCTGCCTTCGACCTATGCGCCGACAAGCGCGCAAGAAGTGCGCGGTGCGGGGCTTTATCCCTTGTCAATTTTCGGGCGCCCGATCTATGTCACCGAGAAATTACCGGCGCTTAACACCGACGGTGATTTTTGGTTTATCGATTTCTCATACTACCTAATCGGCCGATTGAGCGGCGGCGGTATGGAAATCGGAATATCCGAGCATGCAAATTTTCTCACGAATGAGATCACGTATCGCGTGCTCAATTACGTCGGCGGATGTCCGGGGATCGATGCCGTCATGACTGCCGCCGATGGCGCCACGACAACTTCGCCTTTCAGCATGTTACTCCACCAGTGATCCAAGGAGCCGATTCGCATGCAGAACAAGAACTTGACCGAGATTATGGCGACGGCTGCCCACCTGGGTGGGTCAGTTCGCGCCGCTGGATCATATGTCACATCATTTATTGATATGACGATTTTTCCGCGTTTGCTCGCGACGCTGGATATCGGGGTGCTAACTGGAGCGGCGACGGTATTGATCAAATTTCAGCAAAACTCGGCGTCGGCGTCCGACGACAGCGGATGGGCTGATATCAGTACCGTGTCGGCGATTACGTCGGCATATACGAGCACGTCCAACGGCAAGTTGGCGCAACTGGAATTGCGGTGCGATCAGTATTCCGGGCTTGGCCGATACGCTCGCGTGTTGGCAAGCGCGGCAACGTCATCGTGGACGGGTGGCGTGAATGTGCAGGGCGTCTCGCAATGGACGCCTGCAACGTCGTATGACCACGCCGATGTGGTGGCGACGGTCGTTTACTGATGATGCGACATGGGGTGAGGGCGGCGGGACGGTGGTTGCGGATCTTCGCCAAAACGAAGATTCGCGCCATCCGCCCCGCGCGCCTCACAATTGGCATCCCTACCATGGGCAATCGGCCCGATCGGTTGCTACAAGCGATCGAATCCGCGCTGGCTCAGGGCGAGCAGGTTATCGTGTTGGTCGCTGATCAAACAGGAGACGCGGAAGCGACATGCAAGCGGTTTCGGCACTTATCGAATTTTCGATACGTGCGAACTAATGCTACTTGCTTATGGGAGAATTGGTGTGCGGCGGCGGAGGCGGCGAACACCGAATGGTTCGCGTGGCTTCAAGATGATGATGTGGTCGCATCACATTTAGCGGAGCGGGTTCGGCTCGCGTTCGATAATCATCCCGAATGCGTCATATACCTTGGCCGATGCGCTGTCTCCACATTCCCGGGACTCGCCAACTGGTGGCAGACAACAGGGCCGATGGTGCCCATGGGCCTGCTCCATGGCGGCATGTCGATCATCAATGCGAGGCTTGTAATTTCCGCGGCATATTTTCATTCGCTTGCACTATCGCCAGCGATGGCATTTCGATTGAATAAGCAAACGTTATCGGCCATTCGTCGCTGCCCACTCGATTGCGACTTGTTTGTGGAACGCATTGTGCTGGCCGAGATGATTGGCGAGAGGGCGGCAATTTGCGATCCAGCGGTTACGGGCGTGTGGGTGCAACACGAGGGCAACGAGTCAAAAAAACAACTGGCCGAGGAACGCGGCGAGCCGCAATTCGAAATCATGCGAAAGCATATCGATGCGATTTTGCGTCGGCCCGAACACGCCGGATGGCCGGACGCGCTTGGCGCGTTTGCCATGATGGTTGGCAGCGACCACCTGAAACATTGGCTCAATGGCTCAAAAGATCATGCGGGGCTATCCGTGGAGTTTGATATGGCGAGGCAACTGATATTCGACGTCGCGGCGCACTTGGACCGAATGAAAGAAGAGAGCAAGTTGCTTGCGAAAGTGGAATTGGGAATTTCGGAACCCCCTGATTCACAACCAAATTCGCATCCGTTGTCGGCCAAAAACGGCCGGCGACCAGGCAACGCCACGGCGGCAATGATGGTGGACAAATGAGATCGACCGAGCTTGATTTTCGATATCAACTGATTGGTGGGCCGTCGGAAGAGCCGATCACGCTCGAAGAGGCCAAGACGTTTTTGCGTGTGGATTTTGACGAGGATGATGATTTGATCGCGTCGTTGATTACGATGGCTCGCAAGACAGTCGAGCATCGCACGCGACGCGCACTCATTACGCAAACGTGGACGTTGACATTGCCATGCTGGCCTTGTGATAGTGTTATTCGAATAGAAAAGCCGCCGGTACAATCGATAGGCCACGTGAAATTTTATGACACGACGGGTGTACAACAGACAATCTCTTCAAGCAACTATCAGGTAATTGCCAAGCCGGATTCGCCTGGTCGCGTCATACCGATATCCGGGTACAGTTGGCCTGGCCTATACGATCGCGAGGAAGCAATTGAAGTTGAATTTACAACTGGGTATGGTGGCGTGACTGATGTGCCAGAGGAGGCAAAGCAAGCAATGAATTTGTTGATTGCGGAACGATATGAAAATCGCGAGCCGACTGTTGTCGGCAATATCGTGTCGTCTATACCGGGAGCCGTGGAGTCGTTGTGTGATCTACTTGATTGGGGGCAATACTGATGAATCAGAATGTGGTAATGTTAGTTCCGAACATATCCGTCACAAACGCCAAAAAGATTATTACGCACACGCTCGCGGAAGGGGCTGTTGTGTCGCTTGACGATTACACGGCGGAACGCATGATTCGGGATGGCGTGGCTCGCGCAGCCACGCCTGATGACGGTCCCCCCATCTTGGCTGGCAGGGCTGTGTGATGAGGATCGGTCGATTGCGTCATCCCCTGATAATTCAAACGCGAACAAAATCCAAGGATTCGTTTGCCGAGTCTTTGAACACCTGGACTGATTCGATTTCATGTCGCGGCGAGGTGCAACCACTTACCGGGCGGGAGGGCGAGCGAGTGAAAACGATACGATCAGAAGCAACGCATGCGGTGACAATCAGAGCCAAGGTTGCCGATATCACGACGCACGGACATCGCATAAAATTCGGCGCACGAGTGCTCGGAATTCTGGAGGCGAATAATGTGTTCGAACGCGATCGACAATGGGAACTTATCTGCAAGGAAATCAAAGCATGAGCATTCAGCATGATATCAGTCTGTTTACTTCAACAATCGGTGGATCTCGGGTTGGCGGCGCGAATAGCGAAATTGGCGGAACGGAGACGAACATTGATTCCACGTTTGCGGCCGCAACGTCCGAATCATCTGTCGCATGCTCATTTTCATCGGCAACGTTGCAGTCTCTCATGATCGTGAGCAACCGCAACATGACGCTAAAAACGAATTCGTCTTCGTCGCCCGCGACAACCATTGCGCTGAAAGCGAACATTCCGTTTGCATGGTGGCGATCAGGAAGCTACTTTGCGAATCCCATGTCGGCGGCAAACGTCACATCATTATTTGTGACGTGTACTGAAGCGTCTAGGTTGCAGGTAAAGGTACTTGTCACCTGATGGCAAAATCCGCGCCAAAATTTGTCGTGACTGGAATCGATGGCCTTGACGCGGCCATCCGTGATTTGCGTGCCGGCACGGGCACGCGCATCGCGAAGCAATCTGGGCTGATCGCCATGCTCAAGATTTTGGACGCGGCCAAACAGGCCGTACCAAAGGACACGGGCGCGTATGCCGCGGACCTCGAACTTCGCAAGCCGAAAACACGAAAGGGAGTCGTGCGGATCGCGGTTGTGGCCACGTCGGCGCTTGCCAAGGAAACAATCACGGAACATGCAAAACATCGTGGGAGCTATTATCCGGCGGCGGTTGAGTACGGTGTGTCTGGAACGAGACGCGCGCCAGGCGGGCAGCTGCGGCGCGTGGCCGATAGTCTCGGCCCAGAAGTGGTTGATGATGCACTCCGACGGATCGATAGCGAGGTTCGCAAGGCGCTAGAGAGGCAGGCCAAGCGGCTGGCTAGACAGGCGGCGAAAGCATGAAACCAGTGCTCGGGATGTTTACAATTTGCCAAGATGAACCGGAGTTTCTTTCGACGTGGTGCGAAAATGCGTTTCGACAAGTTGATAGGCCGGAACACGTTTATGTGTTGGAACACGCGTCCGAGTCTCCGTCGCCGATTCACGCGGCTTCAATCGATGGAGCGCGGCGGCATGGCGCGAGTATTGTTCGACTCGAACACAATGCGGCATTCGATCATATCTGGTTGCGAGACACAGTCGCCGCATTTCATTTATTTTTGCTAGACACATATCAATGGGTTGCATTTGCGGAGACGGATGAAATACTGGCGCCGTCTCCAGGAATCGACGCGAGATTGGTTGACGTCGTTAGATCCGCCCAACCTGATATCGAAGCATACCGAGCCGAAGGTTTTGACGTGGTTCAGACTGAGCATGAACGATCGCTCACCGATATTGATCCAGTGCGTTTCTTGCGAGATCGACGTCATTGGGTTCCAAATTCAATGTATAACAAGACATTGATTAGTCGTATTCCGCTAATGTGGTCACTTGGTTTTCATTCACTTGCCGAGCCGGTAAACTCCGACGATCAAACGATCACATTAACACATCTCAAGCGAATTGATTTCGACATGTATTGCCGACGTACTCGCCGTGCGGCATCTCGCGCCTGGAATGTGTTTGACATGGAAAACAATCTTGGCGCTCAGAATCGGTTGACGGATAACGTGAGCCTGGCGGACTATTACACGCATGATGAGACCGGACAACTCATAATTAATCCACCGCTGATTCCGACTGAATATTTGGAGGCGTTCGGGTGAAAGTCGCGCTTGTCGTCGCATCGAATCGAGCCGATTCCTTACGGCGGTTTTTTGTTGAGTGGGATTTACCGCTGTCTGTCACGGTCTGTGTTGTCGAGGACGGACCCGCCAAATCGTTCGAGTTTTCAACCAAGGCTCGCGTTCGGCACGATGCATGGGACACGATTGATGCGGATGACAGCATTAATTCGCACTTGTTTTCAAAGCGATCATCGGCAATCAAACAGTACGGCATGTGGGCAGCGGTGGTGCATGAGCAGTGTGATCTCGTGATCTGTTTGGATGACGATTGTTATCCGTTGGATGGCAGCTCGTTTGCCGACCTGGTGCAACAGTATACGGATTCCGCGCTGCTTGGGACGCATTGGGAATCGACCGATCCACGATATCCCATGCGAGGGCTACCCAAGGGCGCTTTTGGCCGAGGCGGATCAGTCGCGGCGGCTATGGGCATGTGGCACGGATGGCCTGATTTCGACG